TCGAATGTATCCGGGCCGGTTGATCTATTGGCATGGGGGCTGCGTAAGGCAGGCCTTCCAATTCCTGATGCGCCTATGGGCGGTTCTCAGTGGATGCGCAATGCTGGGCTGCTGCAAGACCCGAAGAGCCATGCTGCGGGATTGGCTGGCGAGACGCTGGGGCTATTGGCTGGGCCATTGGCCGCTGCGAAGGCTCCACAAATTGCTGCGGGGTTGCTTCAGGGAGGGGCTAACTTGGCTGCGCCTGCGACATTGAATAAGCAGGCTGGCGCAATCGTTTGGCATGGTTCACCGCACAAGTTTGATGCTTTCGACTCAAGCAAGATTGGCACGGGTGAGGGTGCGCAGGCTTACGGGCATGGGTTGTATTTGGCTGAAAATCCAAGCGTTGCGCGTGAGTATCAAGAGAAACTTTCTAGCGTTGGTGGGGCTAAGAATCTTGCATCTCAATATGGCGATATTGATGGCGGCATTGCAGAGGCGACTAAGCGCATTCAGCATTACAAGCAATTGATTGCTGATGGCGGCGGCGGCGACTTAAGACGCGCAAACGGAATGCTAAACATCGCGCAAAAGAACCTAGAAGACTTGACCGCAATGAAGGCTGGACTTCCTGAAAACACGGGCTCTCTCTACAAAGTAGACCTACCAGACGAACACATTGCTAGGATGCTGGATTGGGATAAGCCGCTGAGCCAGCAAGCACCACACATTAGAGATTCGCCAGAAATGAAAGGGTTTTTGTCTCAAGAAACGGGACAAGAAATTTACAACATTCTGAGCAAGGAACTTGCTGGCGGATCGCAATTTGCAAGAGGTAAAAATGATGCAGCGGCTGATATTCTACGAAAAGCAGGCATCCCCGGTATCCGCTATTTAGACGGTGGCTCACGCGGTGCAGGTCAAGGTACGAGTAATTTTGTCGTTTTCCCCGGTAATGAAGGCTTGCTACAAATCCTCGAACGCAATGGGCAGGCTGTCAAATGATCTACCGCCCCACAACCCCACCGACAGACCCAAAGGCACTGCCTACCTACCTGCAAAGCGAGTTTCAACGCATTGCCGTGGTGATGGCCTCCAACGTCGATAGCGTTTCCCTGGAGCCTCAATACCGCGCACCCGTGAAGCCTCGGGATGGCCTGGTTGTGATGGCCGATGGAAGCAGTTGGAATCCCGGTTCAGGCGCTGGCGTGTACGTCTATCGCGGCGCGGCTTGGCACTTTTTAGGATAAGCATGCACGTCACAGATACAGCACAAGCAAAAGCCCTCGGTGGCGACATCTTGCACCACTTCGGCGGTGGGACATACGCCAAAGAAATGCAAGTACCAGCCGGGATGGTCGTCGAGAAGCACATGCACGACTTCACCCACTTGTCGATTCTGGCCAGTGGCAAAGCTGCGGTAACCATTGATGGCAAAACCCAAACCATCACCGGCCCTCATTGCCTGACCGTGGAAGCCGGAAAGCAACACACCATTTTTGCAATCACCAACATCGTTTGGTACTGCATCCACGCGACTGAATGCACTGATGCAAATGAAGTCGATCAAGTTTTGATTAAGGAGCATTGATATGCCAGCAGCATGGATTCCATTGGCCGCGTCAGTAGCAGGCGGTCTTCTCGGCTCTCAAGGCTCACAGCAAAGCCAAACACAGTCCAACAAGATGGATTCGCGGCTTGACCCGTATGTGTACGGGACGAACGGCAAAGGCGGATTGCTGGCTGATGCAAACAACTGGTATCAGGCCAATAAATCCGGCCTGAATGCCCAAATGCTGCAAGGCCTAAATAACCAATGGCAGGTGCTGAATGACCCGGCCACGATGAGCGCTTACCGGCAAATGGGCAATCTTGGATCAAGCCTCATGAGTTCGCCGGTGATGGGGAATCCGTTCTCTGATGGCCGCGCATCGCTCAGTTCGTCGCGACCACAGGGAATGGTCTCTCAGCCACAGCAGCGCTTTTCAGCCCAGCCTGTGACGTTTGGTGGTGGTGCTCAGGGCCTTCCTGCTGGCCCATTCACAGCGCAGACGATGCCACAGGCGCAAGAGCAACCGCAGGCGCAACAGCCATCACTTTCGACTGAACAGCAGCAGTTTCTGAATCAACTGATGTTGCTGCAACAGCAAAACCCCAGTTACTAAGAGGTGAATATGGCCTACGAAGATTTGTTTTCTGGCGTGCAGGGGAACAACCCCTACACTGGCGGCATGGGCGGTACCTACACGGCCAACGACCCAACGGCGGCCGCTGCCTATCGTCAGCAGCAATTGAGCGCGCAAGGTTTGGTGGATGACGGGACGGGTAACTATTACCAGCCTGGTCATGCCCAAGCAAACCAGTTCATGCAAGGCGTTCAATCACAAAACACGACAGCGCTGAATAATAGCGGGTTGTTTGGCGGCATCCAGGGCAACACGCCAGCAATGGGCGGCGGGTCGTCTGGTGGGGCTACGGGTGGTGGGTTTTCAACTGGCGGCAGTTCCGGCGGCTACCAGCAAAACCCCTACTTGCGCGATCAAATGTCTGCGCTCACCGGGCAGTATCAGCAGCAGTTCCTGCAAAACACGCTGCCACAAGTGCGCGGCGGCTATCAGGCGTCTGGGCAGTATGGCGGCTCGCGTCAGGGCATCGCTGAGGGTGTAGCGGCTGGCAATGCGTCTACTGGGTTGGCCTCGGCTCTGGCAAACCTGCAAGCAGGCACATACCAAACTGACACAAGCAATGCCCTGCAAGGCCAAGCACTGAGCAACAATTACAACCTAGGTCTTGGCAGCCTCGCGTTGACAAACCAGGGACAGACCCAAAATTTCTACACCAACCAGCGTGGCCAAGATTTGCAGCAGTACGGATTGGGCGCGACGCTCGCAGGTCAAGGCATCAATGGCCAGCAGTCTATCGGCCAAGGCCAATACACGCTTGGCAACACGTTCCAGAATGCCCCAGCGCAGGCCATGAGCCAGTACAACAACCTGATCACGCCCTACACCGGGTATGGTCAGTCGAATACGACCACGGCGAATACAGGCGGCGGAACGACAGGGGTACTTGGCGGGGCTCTGGCAGGCGCAAATCTGAGCAACCGGCTTGGAAACTTCGGCTCTGGCGGAACAAACGCGCTTGGCAATGGCGGATATAGCTCGGTGTACGACTACACCTCACAACCCTGGTACTGAACATGGGACTATTAGACGCTCTCTCGAATTTTGCCTCCACTGATGAAGGCATGGGGCTGGCACAAGGTCTGTTGTCTGCCCGTGGCTCTGCTGGACTGGCTGCTGGCATGGCTGGGATGCAGCAGGCACGCGAACAGGCGCAATTGCGTCAGATGCGAGCCATGCAAGCACAGCAACTGCAAATGTCGCTCGATCAGTCTCGTCGTGAGGCTGAGAAAACACAGAAAATCGACGCGCTTAGCTCGCAGTTCATGCGCTCGCCTGAGATGGCTAACGCAATGAGCATGGGGCCGATGCAATCGGGGGGCGCTGTACAAAATGTACAGCCTGGTTTCGACTTTGGAGGCTATGCGCAAGCCCTGGCAGGCATTGACCCGATGAAGAGCATTGCGGTTCAGCAGGCCATTGCCAAAGACTCGCAATTCAACAAGATTGACCCGAAGGACTTCACGCCTGATTCAGTCGCAAAGTTCTCCATGACCCGGAACTATGGCGATCTGAAGCCCCGTGAAAAGCTGCATTTTGCAGACACGGGTGGAAGGATTCAAGCACTGGGTGAATACAGCGGCCAACCTGTGAACGCGATTGACAAGACAGGCAACCCATTCTCTGACCTCGTAGTTGCGGATGGCAGAGGCGGCGTTATTCCAAATTCTCCACTTGTCGGGGTGAAGAAGGATATTGCTGCTGCTGGAAAGCCTGTGAGCAATATCAACGTCAACACAGAGAAGAGCTTCCTGGGTGAGGTTGCAAATGGCGTTGGCAAGCAGGTGACAGACTCACTCTCCGGTGCCAAAAGTGCGGCCAATTCATTGCAGACGATCGGCAATCTGAATACAGCTCTGAACAGTGGAAAGATTCTGACCGGGCCACTTACTCAGCCTTCCAAGTTGTTGTTGCAACTGGGAACACAATTGGGGCTGTCTGGAAAAGATGGCAATGAGACGCTTGCCAATACATCCAAGGCCATTCAATCTCTCGCTCAGCTTGAAATGGACGCAGCGCAGGGGATGAAAGGGCAAGGTAGCGTGACTGAGAATGAACGTTTGCTGATCAAGAGAGCTGCTTCAGGTGACATCAACATGACCATGCCAGAGCTTAAGGCACTTTCCGGGGCTCTGGACAAGTCTGCTCGATTCCGCATCAACCTGCACAACAAGAATGTGCAGCCATTGATGAGCAATCCCAATGCGGCTTCGTTGGCCCCATTCATGACGGTGGAAGAACCTGCGTCTAACGGGTTCAAGATCATTGGAGTGCAGTGATGGCCATTTACACGTTGCAAGCCCCGGACGGCAAGACCTACAAGATTGAAGGGCCAGCAGGTGCCACGGCTGAGCAACTGGGCGCATTCATCACCTCGCAATCGAGCAAAGCCGCGCCATATGACCCAACGGAAGGCATGTCAACCACAGAAAAGGTATTGGCAGGGATTGGTAAGGCAATGACTGACACGGCCCGTGGTGCGGGTCAGATGGTAGGTCTGGTATCGCGTGACGATGTTGCAGAGTCCCGCAGGCTGGATAAGCCTTTGATGAATACGACCGGAGGTACGGTCGGCAATGTCATAGGGAATGTCGCTATCAATGCGCCATTGGCCTTTGTCCCTGGTGCGAATACGATAGCCGGAGGTGCGGCGATTGGCGCAGCGTCTGGCCTGATGCAGCCTAGCATCAGTTCTGCTGAGACTGCGCAAAATATGGCATTGGGCGGCATCGCTGGTGGTGCTGTTCCTGCTGCAATCCGTGGATTTCAAATTGCCAAATCTGCGATTGATCCATTCTCTGAATCTGGCAGAAACCTGATCATCGGTCGGGCATTGAATCGTGCCGCTGGCAACCAATCCGCAGAAGCTGCCCAAGCATTGATATCCACACAATCGGCAGTTCCTGGTGTCCAATACACGGCAGCAGAGGCCGCAAATAACCCCGGCATTGCTGCTTTGCAGCGGACGGCAACTGCTATTGACCCAATTGCCATGAATCAAGCGGCCGCCAGGCAAGCCGTCAACAACACCGCTCGGGTAGATATGCTGGAAGGCATTGCAGGCACTCATGGTGCACGCTCCAAAGCGGTAACTGCTCGTCAGGATGTCGCAGGTGATTTGTACGACAAAGCTCGATCCGCACCCATTGACCCGGCGGCTCTGACTCCTGAGGCGCAATCCAACATTGCGTCATTCATGCAGCGTATCCCCGATTCAATGATTGAACGGGCAAAGAAACTTGCGAAGATGAGCGGCATCAACATGGACAATGAAACATCCACACAGGGGATGCACTGGGTTAAAAAGGCTCTGGATGGTGAAATCAATGTCGCCATGCGTTCTGGCGATTCAGATATGGCAAGGGCTTACACGATCCTGAAAAAAGACCTTTTGAATGAGATGGATCAAATAAATCCCAGCTACGCCAGTGCTCGTGAAGCATTTTCCAAAATGTCAAAGCCCATTACCGAAATGGACGTGGCGCAGTTAATCGCAGACAAGTCAGTCCAAAAGCTCACGGGTAATTTGCAGCCAAATGCCTTTGCACGGGCATTGTCTGACCAGACCGCACAGCAAGCATCTGGAATGGCAAATGCAACGCTACAAGGCGCGATGACACCTCAGAAAATGGCGGCACTGGAGGCCATCAAGCAGGATTTGATCCGGCAGAATTTTGCGCAGACAGCAGGAAGAGGTGTCGGTTCTGACACAGTGCAGAAACTGGCCATGTCGAATATGTTGGATCAGTCTGGTTTGCCGACATTCGTCCGCAACTTCGGCCCTTCCGGTGTGGCCGGCAACATCTTGCAGCGCGGTGGGCAAATTGCCTACGCTGACGCCAACAAAAAGATGTCTGAGAAGTTGGCACAGTCCCTGCTGGATGCGCAATTGACGGCAGAACTGATGCAGGGTGCAGTTCCTGGTTTGCTATCTGGCCGGTTGCTCGAAGCAGGCAGGCGGTCAGGTGTCGCGCTTGGCGCGAGTATGCCGGGCCTACTTGGAAAGCCGGAATAGCAGCAAACGCTTCAATCTTCCGTTAGGCATCCATTGTTGAATTGCCAAACGAGCAGGTAAACAAATCAAGCCAAACAGGATAAGTCCTGCAAATGGCTTGAGCACAACGCCGATTAACCAAGGTTCCATAGCCGCCATTGTGCAGCTTTTAAAACGTCAGGACAATCATGACCATTGAATCAGCATCGTTCGTCAATCAGTTGAATTCAGCCTATCCCGCAGTGGGCGACCCAAAGTCAGAAGGTGACGACCATTTGCGATTGCTGAAGGCTGTTCTGCTGGCAACCTTCCCCAATCTCTCCAGTGTCATAAATGCGACACCGGCAGAATTGAACGCCCTTCTCGGCGCTGCAACGACTGGCGCGACCATCAAAGTAGCGACACAAGCGGCGACGGATGCCAGTCTGAACGCAGCTTCAACCGCGATGGTTCAGCTTGCGATTCTGGCGGCATCCGGCATCACAGCGGTGCTCCCTGGCCAATCGTCAAATGCTGCCAAGTTCCTGACCACGGACGGCACATCGGCATCCTGGGCCTACTACATGCCGCTCACGGTGGTATCAGGCACCAGTCAGACGGCGGCAGCCTGGAACCATTACGCGCTCACCAACGTGGCTTTAACCACGGTTACGCTACCGGCATCACCGGCTGCCGGGGATACCGTGTGGGTCACGCCTTGCAATGGCTTGCTGACCAATGTCATTGCACGCAACGGCAACAAGATCATGTCCCTTGCTGAAGACATGACGATCACGAATTTCAATACGACCATCGCACTTCGTTACATCAACTCAACCGTAGGCTGGAGGCTTCTGTAATGTCCACTTCTTCACAATTCACCGGTGGGGCTATCAAGAGCATCCAGCGCGGCAAGATTACGCTTACGGGAGTGACATCAAATACGGCCACCATCACCGCAGTGGATACGTCTAAAACAGAACTGCGGATGCTTGGATCGACCTATAACGGCGTGACGTTGGCCGATGTGCTGACAATGATTGAACTGACGAATTCCACAACCATTACAGCCACTCGCGCTGCAAGCGGTAGTACGGCGGTTGTTTCGTGGGAACTGACTGAATTCTATTGATGGGGGGTGTTAATGACTGAGCCAGCGACGGGTACATTTTCTCTGGCAGTTATTGCCATCGCCATCCTGGGGCCAATGGCTGGCCCGTACGCCTTGATTGTGTTTGCCGCCCTGGCCGGGGCACAATGGCCACTCTCCAGCGACAAGACGCTGAATTGGATCTCTGGTGGGTGGTTGCTTTTACGATGCACGCTTACCGCCGTGGTTCTGACCGGTGCCATTGGCGCTTATTTGCAGACAAAGTACCAAATCAGGATTGATGAATCAGCCGGGTATGTCGCCTTCGCCATCGGGGCGCTTGGCAATGGATGGCGGCCCGTCATCAACTCCATAACATCGGCTGTGCAAACTCTCGCCCATAAGCTCGGGGGGCAAAAATGAACTGGCTGCTACTCTCTCACGAGGTCTTGTGTGTCATCCTCGCCCTGTGCATTTTCAGTCGCTCGGTGCGATCAAGTGATGAGGTGTTGATTATCATCAGGCTGGCATTTTGGGCAATGTGGACGGCTACCCTGATGGGCATCATCGCGCCGCTGGTGTGGGGCTATGTCCCGCACCCTGTCGAAGTCGCTATGCTGTCAGGGTTTACCATGGTTCAATACAGCACGTCGGTTCACTGGACGGGCGGTGTGCCATCGCAGTTCCTGCGGAAGAAATTCAGGCCAACACGCAGGCAGTCGGATTTGAGCTTTGCGCAGACAACCAACTGAGGTGACCCATGATTATTTCCCCTGATGGCCTGGCACAGTTGAAACAATTCGAGGGATGCCGTCTCAAGGCCTATCAAGACATTGTGGGCATTTGGACAATCGGATACGGCTTCACGGATGGCATTCACGCGGGGATGGTCATCACGCAAAAGCAGGCAGAGCAAATGCTGCTTGATCGCCTTGTCCCGTATGAACAGGCAGTGCAGGACGCTTGCACCGTAACCCCGACGCAAGCCCAGTTTGATGCGTGTGTGTGCTTAGCCTGGAATATCGGCATAGGCGCTTTTCAGAAATCATCTGTCCTGAAATTTCACAATCAGGGCAAATTCAAAGAGGCCGCAAACGCCTTCGGGCTTTGGAACAAGGCAGGCGGCAAGGTGGTGGCAGGTCTGGTGCGCAGGCGTTCGGCTGAATCGGCGCTGTACCTGGAAGACTATGGCCCAGCATCAGACATGCCGCAAAAGGTTGACACCCCTGCCACGATGGCCACCAGTAAGATCAACATGGCCCAAGCGACAGCAGGCATCACGGCATCACTCGCGGCGGTACAGCCTGTCATTGATGCGATCAATGCGTTCAAATCTGGCGTCGATGGTCTTGGACAATGGGCCGTTCCTGCTGTGCTGATAGGTATTGTCGGCCTGTGCGGGTACACAATCTGGCAGCGTGTCCAACTGCGCAACAGGGGGCAAGCATGAGCCTTGTCCTTATTCGGCTGCTTCCATATCTGCTGTGCATTTTCGTAAGCGGATACGGTGCCTGGAACTATCAAGCGAATCATTACGGCTTGCTGATCATGACAATGAGGCTGGACTACGCCACAGCGTCAGCAAAGGCCGCGAGAGAGAGCATGGATAAATTCATTGACATGCAAAAAAGGAAAGATGATGCAATCAAATCTGCCGAAAATCGCGCTGCTGTTAATCGGGCTGCTGCTGTCAGTGCTGCTACTGTCAGTGCAGGGCTGCGCGACGACCTCGCAGCCGCCCGTGATCGTCTCTCCGCCTCCACCTGTAGCTCCGTCACTGGCTACGCCGCTACCGTCAGTGCCGTACTCGACAGTTGCCAAGCAGAATATCGAGACATGGCGGCAAAAGCTGATGGCCACGCCGCTGATGCCAAAACCCTGATTGACGCTTGGCCTCAGTGATTCAGCGTGAGTACGTTTTGCGCTTCACGTTGCATACCGGCATTGCCCAAAAAGTACCGTCATTGAGCTTATAGGTCTGGTGCCCCGTGATGATGCACCAATTGCCGGTGATTTTGCGCATGTTCTGCCAAACGTCGCCGCGCTCATATCGCCACGTATTGCCCGATTGTTCCCAGTCTGGCAATAGTGCTGGCTTCCCGTCCACCCAGTTGTTCAGGTCGTACGGGTCTTTCATGTCGCACTCTGCCCGGCATCCGAAGTAGGCCGCCATCCCATGCAAGCGGTTGCGATGCCCCGTCCAGATGTACGACGCCAACAGCCTGCGCAGGTAGCCACCATTACCCACAGCGCGGCTCATGGTGGGCTCATACAAGCCGCCTGGATACCGTGAGTCAATCGTGGCCACCCACGACAGCCACCAAGGCAAATCACCACGTCGAACAAATGACCTGTCAAACGGATCATCAAACCTGCGTACGTATGATGGGACTTCATCCCAGCGGATGAGGAAGACCAGCGGAATCATCAGGATTGGCATCAGCAGGCCAATCAGCGTGACCAGCAGGGCCATTATGGGTGTGGTGAAGTGTTTCATGGAAAACCTTTAATGACTACCTGCTGATCCTGATTTTTGCAGAGGGATGATCGCGGCACGCCTGTAAGTAGTCTGCACAGAATGGCACGAAGTGTTCCCACATTCCCCAGCCATTGGGAGAATTGAATTTCTCCATCTTGGCCTTTTGTGTCACCAGCATGGCCAGTCCCTTTTCAAGCGGTTCGATGATTTGTGCAGCATGGGTGATTTCAATTTCATCAGGCCGCCACAAGATCATGTAGATCCCTGCTTCTCTTGCCATCTTCCCAAGATTGTGGGTGATGTTGCGAGAGTAAAGCTCCCGGCCATCGTCATCAATCAAATCTACATCCAAGCTCATTTCATTGCCCCTTGTTAATGAATTGGTACAGCAACACGCGGACACCGTTGACGATGCCATATTCCTGCTTCGCCCTGCCAGATAGCACAGCACGGCGAAGCCTGTTTCTGACGGTTGGCGTGCTCAGCTTGCACTCCTTGCTCATTTGGGCCACGCTCATTGGAATGGTACGAAGACGGGCAATCGTCTGATCCCATTTGACGTTCACTACATCCACTTTTTTCTCTTCGTTTTTGGTGCAGGCTGGGATGTAGTTTGGTGGCACCCAGCCATAACCTGGGGCTAGTGTGGTTTGGATCATTTCACAGCCTCCTTATATTCGGCTTCTGTAAGAAAATGGATTTTGGGCTTTGGATGCCACTCGGCAACGTTAATACGCGTGACTTGCTCAATCCTGATTGACTGATTTGGCATGTCTTTTTTCCAATATTCGGCCGCTTTTTCCGCTTGCTGCATTGTAGAAAACGTGCCCAGAAGAACACGATCAAAGTTGTAGCGGCGCAGTTGATAAATTTCAAAAAACTCTCTCTTAGTTGAGAGAGCTTCAGGCTCTTGAAGTTGCTTCAAAGCATCTTGCAAAGCGCACTGAGTTTCTTGATTTTTTTGACGCCATTCCATGCGGCTATCAGAATCTGACAAGCTGCAAAGCCTTCCAGTGTCCTCAAGCGCACGGGCAAGCCTGAAAATGGTGTCGGCTTCTTGTTTGGTTATTGGCATTTCACAGCCTAACAATTAACGGGTTAAGAAGTTCTTTGGCACACTTCAATGCTGCTTCGTCTGCTTTTCCACCGGTAGCCTGTTCCACTATTCGCCACCACGGCTTGTACCAATCCCACCGCTCGACATAAAAAATTACCACGCTGTCACAACGTGCTTCTTTTCTGATTCGTACTTTCATACATTTCTTCCAATTTCAGCCGCAGCACGAACGATGGCGCGGCGGGTCTCTGCGTAAGGGTCGGGCCTACTTGTCCGTGTTCTTTCAACGGTGAGCCGATAGCTGTGCCCCCGAAAATGGTTAAGCGGCCTGCTTGGCCTGTACACCCTCAATATGGCGCACCAGTGCGGCCAGCATGTCGGACAGTTGTTCACGGTGGTACAGGCATGCACCACGGTCTTTCAGCGCGACTTCAAAGCCAAGCGTGCGCAGGAAATCGGCAGACAGGTTGAAGCCAAGCAGCACGCCGATTTCGCCCAGCTTGAGTGATGGCGCACTGCGTGGCGTTGGCTCGGTTGGCCGTGTCATTGGGATGACGTTGGCCGCTGTGATGTGGTCTACCTTTTCATCGTCGTAGATCATTTGATTGCCGGCATGAATTCCATTCGCTGGTATAGCGGTAGCATAGATAGCAAATGCTTCACGTTCCGCAGCCGCTTGCGCCACCTGTTCGGCAGCAACGCGCACAGCCTCCGCGCGGCTCGCTTCTGCTGCTTCACGTTGTGCCTTTGCCTGTTCTTCCGCCCGAATGCGCTCACGTTCCGCTTCCAGCCGCGCCGCTTCTTTCGCTTCGTGATGGGTGACCCGTGCCGTCACTGTGTTCTGGAAATCTTCGGCAGATTTCAAGCACAGCGTTGTGATGTCGGCAAACAGGAATGCGTAACCGTGCAATCCCTTGGTTTCAAGGTTCGCTTGAATGCGGTCAGCGGTTTCGTTTGCTTCGATCTTGCACCGGGCCAACTCGGTGGACACCTTGTCACGCATGCTGTCCAGACTTTTCATTCCCTTGATCACATTCTGAAAATAAGCAGGGATGACGGGCATGTAGGGCTTGCCGATGCGGTCGTTCAGCTTCTTGATGTGGGTAACCAGCTCTGCAGCAGCTTCGCCAACGATGGCAACACGCCGGTTCTCCTTTTCGGCCTTGACCAGTTTTTCAATGACCAGGCGATTGGTACGGGCAGTTTCGCGGTACAGCGCAACAGTCTTGCGCATTGCGTCAATGCTGTCGGTCTGAGCAAGTGCGCCAGCTTCAGCGGCATCGAGGGCATCTTCTGCCGTTTTCAGCGTTTTGACCGTGGCTTCCAGGTCGGCAAAGTCTTGGTCTGTTTCTGGCTTTTTGTTGATGCGCTCGACGTAGGCAGTCAGTGCAGAACCAAACTTGGCCAGGTTGTCCACCAGGGCGATAGAGCCTTTCACGGTGATGCTGACGGCTGGCAAACCCAGTTGAGGCGCTGCGACTGGGGGGGCGACAACTTCGGGCGGGATGTAGGCGTCCATGTCTTGTTCGAACTGATCCCATCCGGCCGTGATTTCCGCGCGCAGCTTCGGATCGCTGGCGTACCAGCAATGGCGGGCATCGATCAGAGTATCGCCATCCCATTTGCTGGCCATGAACAACACGCGATCAGCACCAGACACCATGAGCTGCTGCTCCATTTGCACTTGGTACATCTTGGGCAATCCGTAGCCGTTCCCTTGATCACCCATGCATGCGGCCAGCTCGTTGTTCAGCGTCTTGTGTTCAAACGCGGTCGAGTCATCCGCTGTCAACCCGTCAAAGCTGGCGGACAACTTGCCTTCTGAGCCCGTGACTGGGTAGAGGTCTTCATCAATGATCTTTTCGGCCATCGGCCGTGCCAGTGCTTCAAAACGGTGGCCGTCATCAAACCGGCGCTGGGTAGCTGCGTCAACATCAGGCACATGGCCGGTGGCCATTTCATGCAGCAGTTGGCTGCGCGTCTTGTACGGACTGCAGCCAAGCATGGCAGGGGCATCGCTGGCATTGAAGTGGTTGGCGCGATAGGCATGCCAATCTGACGAGCCTTGAATCAATTCATGGGTTTGCATGGTCTTACTCCTGGTTCATCTCGTTGTGCCGTGCTTCGTACAAGTCCAGCAGGGCTTGATGGGAATCTTGGTCAGTAATGGACTGAATCAGGCTTGCGGCCTCGTACAGTTGATCCATGTTGGTAGCGTCGCGCAACCCTGCCTCAATACTGGCAATGCTTGGGCCTTTTGGCGCGATGTCTTCGACATTGGCTTTTGCACCAGACTTGATGCGCTCGATCTGGTCATCAGTCAGTGGGAATTTGGTTTGCGCCATCGCGATGATCTGTGCGGCAGTCTTGCGGCCTGCTGCCATCACGTTGATCCATGTTGGCAGGTTCTTTTCAAACTGATCAGCAGGGTAGAACGCTTGTGGTTCTGGCTGTGCTGGCGGGTGGGCGACCTGGTTGCCAGATGGGATGTCCATGATTTCTTCGGCCACCGGCATACCACGTAAAACATCAGGGAACACGTCACGCAAAGCGAATGCACGGGCACGCATCTGCATCATCCGTTTTGGATACTGAGTCCATGGCCCTTGTTTTCCAAGCAGGCCAGCAGCCTTAGCATCGGCCTTGCTGAAAGAACGCTCTTGCTCGGGTTCGCCGCGACGCTTCACCCGACAAGTTGCCACATCATCGGTCTGAGATTCAATGATGTATTCGCACACCGCACTACCACGAGCCAGGGCAATGACTGCATCTCCCCAAAGTGCAGGTCTACCATTAATAATGGCGAGGTTTTGCAGCGCTTGGAGTGGCTTCAAGCCCAGCTCTGAGCCCCATTGCATGGCGATCAGGCAATTGCCTGGCTTGCCCTTGAAATCCTTTGGGACAAGGTCAGAGTCAGCCAAGTATTGGCTGAACGTCATAGCTTGATCAAAGGTCTGAGGGCTCAGGTCAAATTGTTGGCGCGTCTGCAGTGCGCCGGTTTCTTGGGACGTGGTATTCATGTTGTCCTCATTGGTTAAAAAAGTAAGGCAGTGCGATCCCCATCAGCGCTGCGGCAAAAACCAGCAGGGCGACGAATACGGCATAGCCCAGCCGTTGCACGCCATCGGCAATGCGCTCGATGGGAGCGGTAGGGGTGGGAAGATCGGTGTCGACGTATTTGCCGCCGTTGTTCCACTCAAGGATTGAGCAGTCGTAAGGGTGTGGACAAGGCTGATTACCTTTCCAGCAGTGGCCGGAGCATTTCATTTCTCACCTCCAGCCACAACCACAGGACTACCAGTCCTATGCCCACGGTGCGTATAGCACTGCAGGGTTTTGTCATCCAGCCATTGCCAAGCTGCGTTCTCACCACATACTTGCCTGGCAGCCCATTGGTGGGCGTGATGGCAGTTAGCGTCTTCTGTTTCGACACGCTCACGTTCGTAGTCAAAGTGCGCAGCGGCAATCAGCCATACGGTGCCAAGCACCATCGCTGTGATCCATGCGATGGCGGTTTTCATACGTCCACCTCGGCATTCAATTTGGCATATTCCTGCGCCATCTCGCCGAGGGCTTGCGATGCTTCAATCGTCCCGCGATTGGCACACAGCACCAGGGCACGGAAGACCTTGGCCATCAGCGCGTGATTGCCTTCTATGGTCTCGCACATGACATCGAAAACGGATGCGTCAACACGCGCACCCCACACGTATTTCTTAAAACCGGATTTGTCGGTCAGCGCTTTGGCTGTCACGGTGCCAATGAATTCCGTGGCAATCCGTGACTCTTCACGACGCATTGCATCGTGGTACGTTTCCATGGCCTCAATGTGCCGGTCTGCGTCTAATACGGGGTCTGCATAGCTCACAGCGCCACCTCGACAAGCTTTCCATCTTGGATTCCATACCAGACGTTGGCTTTAAGGTCTTCACCCACATAGCCAACAGCGATGCGATTGCGCGTTCCATCGTGCCAAGCCATCGCAACAGCGCCTCCACTTCCAGACTTAACTTTTGCTTGTTTGCCAGCACAGCATATGACTGCGTTTTCGCCTTCGGCATTGATCCGTGCGCCGTAGCCACTGGAGCCGATCTGTGCGCCGTAGCCACTGGCGCCGATCTGTGCGCCGTAGCCACTGGAGCCGATCTGTGCGCCGTTGCCACTGGAGCCGATCCGTGCGTCGTTGCCACTGGCGCCGATCTGTGCGCCGTAGCCACTGGAGCCGATCTGTGCGCCGTTGCCACTGGAGCCGATCCGTGCGTCGTAGCCACTGGAGCCGATCTGTGCGTCGTAGCCACTGGAGCCGATCTGTGCGCCGTAGCCACTGGAGCCGATCCGTGCGCCGTAGCCACTGGAGCCGATCCGTGCGCCGTAGCCACTGGAGCCGATCCGTGCGCCGTCTTCGCCGCCATCGCTATCAGTCGCATCGACAACATCAACATTGACTGCTGTTGTCGATGTAATGATCTCCAGTGCTTCGTTTTTGTGATCCTCAGCCACAGCACTAACAACAGATGGCGTCTCCAGAATGACGTTTTTCCAGACGTTGTTTGTAAGCCACCGTGCATCGTCGAATCGCTTGTCTTCGCGCAAGGCCTTTTGAACTGCTGTGTACTCGGCACCTTGCGGAAACTTGGCGACGAACCACTTATACCCATCGGAGCAGGGTCTCCATGGCTTGAGAACTTCATTCGTGATTTGCATATCAACTCCTTTGCATGTTGAGCCTCAATTATCACCATACCGTTACGCCAAGTCAACGCTATCCGCATCTTTTTTATTATCGTAAACCCTATGAACAAAATTCACGTTGCCCGTTGCTTTGCAAACAGTTTAGCTATATAGTCATCCCCATGAACTGGAAAACACAAATCTACAGCATCCAAGCAAAGCATGGGCTATCTCAGCAGCAGATAGCCAGGTATTGCGGATGCTCGCAGGCCACGATCAGCGACCTCGTCAATGGCGTGATCAAAGTACCGAATTTCGAGATCGGCACCTACCTGGTCGATCTCGAAAAAGCAAGCCGGGCGAAGATTCGAGAATTCTTCGCGGAGTAAGTTGTCTCCCAGCCGCGTGTCATCCGTGCCACTCCTCACGGTGTGCGGTTGTTTTCCCCACTGGCCTTCGGGCTGGTGGGGGTTTTTATAAGGTCGAAATGAACTCAACATTTAATTGGCGAACTGGGCCATCTTGCATGGCGAATGAGGCGGAGGCGAGAAAGGCCGCGCAGCATGCCCGGTCTGTCGGCAAGACGCTGGATGCGCAAGGCCGCGCTACCGTCAATCTGGCCAAGGCTGTATCTGGCATCAGCCTGTCTAAAACGGCTCAAGCTGATGCTGAGCGCAATGCGCGGATTCGGGGGAGGGCGCTGTGATCTCTGTATTGTTTGCCAGGTCAGATAGCGTCTACAAGCGGCTACCCGGCTGTGATGTTTACGACATTGACCGTGACGCCAGGACATGGACAGGCACTTGTGCTGTAGTCGCGCACCCACCCTGCAGGGCATGGGGAAAACTGCGCCAGTTTGCCCAACCCAGACCAGACGAGAAGGCCTTGGCTCTATATGCCGTTGATATGGTGCGCCAGTTTGGCGGTGTGGTAGAGCATCCTGCCGGATCGACTCTATGGGCTGCCAAGGGACTGCCAACACCTGGCCGCGCTCCCGATGACTTTGGTGGCTGGACTGCCGAAATCCGCCAATGCGATTTTGGCCACAAAGCCGAAAAGTTGACGTGGCTCTATATCGTCGGATGCCATCCGGACGATCTGCCAGACCTCCCTCCGCGTGGTGAGCCAACTGGCGTCATCAAGCCACAGCGCGGAGTGCCGCGGACGCTGAAGATCGTCACAAAAGCTGAGCGAGAGCACACGCCGATGCCATTGGCTCAATGGTTGGTTGATTTGGCGGAGCGTTGCAACATTAAAAAAGAGATAGCAGCATGACCAACACCCTCATCCAAATAGCCCTTGCAGTCTTTGGCTTGACCGCCATGTGGATGGCCATGGGCCACAACGCCAAGGGTCGCAAGTGGGCACCTGTTGTCGGGCTTTGCGGCCAACCCGCATGGATGCTGTTTTCTTGGCAATCCCAAGCCTGGGGCTTGATGCTGCTGTCAGTGGCGTGGAGCTTGGTCTATGTGCGCGGGATTGCTGTGCAGTGGGGGGATTGAAGTGATCAAGCACGTTATATCCGTCAGCGGCGGCAAAGACAGCACGGCAACGCTGCTGCTGGCACTGGCCCGGTGTCTGCGGGAATCTGTTATTCCAATCTTCTGCGACACCGGAAACGAGCACGCTGTCACCTATGCCTATCTAGACTATTTGGAGAGCGCTTTGGGCGTGAAGATCATTCGCCTGAAGGCTGATTTCACAGAGCAGATTCTGGCGAAAAGGCATTTCATCGCCAGAGATATGCGCCACCGCCGCGAGTACGACACTCGGCCAGTGTTCGAAGCCGATGGCGTCACACCAGTACCGAAGCGCGACGGGCGCGGCAACATCGTGCTGAACAAGAAGGGCAAGCCAGTACAGAAGACGGTCAAAGTCGGTGGCGGTCGTCGGGTGCGCTGGACTAACAAGGCGAAGCGTCGCGCTCTGGCCGTGCTGTTTCCTAGCGGAAACCCATTCCTCGATCTGTGCATGTGGAAGGGTCGATTCCCATCCCGAAAGGCGCAATTCTGCACCCAGGAGCTCAAGACAAACATGGCTGTAGCTTTTCAGCTTGAGCTGCAAGAGGCCGGGCACAAGGTCATAAGCTGGCAAGGCGTGCGCCGCGATGAATCTGAGAACCGGCGTAACGCCAAGAAGTCCGAGCGCGTCGGCGGTGGTCTATGGATTTTCAGGCCCATTGTGGATTGGACAGCCGCCATGGTGTTTTCACATTGCACGTCGCACGGCATGCGCCATAACCCGCTTTACACCCAAGGCATGGGGCGTGTGGGCTGTATGCCTTGCGTCAATATCAACAAGCCAGAGTTGCGCCAGATCGCGGCTCGCTTCCCCGAGCACCCTGCGCGCATCGCCGAGTGGGAGCGCATCGTCGGCGAGTGCTCTAAGCGGGGCTTTTCCACCTTCCTTGCTGATGCCAATGCCGCAAAAGACCGTCGTGTGATCTTCGACGATCTGAACATCTGGTCACGCATCGAATGGTCAAAGACCACGCGCGGCGGCAAGCAGATGGACTTGTTGAGTATTGAGGATTCTGGCTGTTCATCAAGCTACGGCCTTTGCGATGTCGCTGATTTTGAACTGGAGGCAGCATGAAAACCAACGTCTCCGAAACAAGCCTTGAGGCCTACCACTCCCTTTCGGTCAAGCACGATCTGCAGCCTAAGGAGCGTGCCGTCCTGAGCGTGTTTGGCGGCCCGGCAGATACCTACACCCGCCAGCAGTTAGCCGACAAGGCTTGCATGCCCATCAATGTGGTGTGTGGCCGCGTCAATTCGCTGGTTGCCAAAAAGGCCTTGTGTGTGCGTGGGTCGCGTGTAGACCCACTGACGCGCAAACGCCAGGAGTTGCTGGGTTTCCCGGTGGCCGAGCAGGGGGGGGCTGCTTTGAATAATCGAATCTCAATTCCAAAGCGTGTTCGCTTTGAGGTTTTCAAACGTGATGGATTTACATGCCAATACTGCGGTGCTCATCCGCCATCAGTGGTCCTGCATGTTGATCATGTCCACCCTGTATCTCAGGGAGGCACCAATGACATTGACAACTTGGTCACGGCCTGTGAGGCATGCAACCAGGGTAAATCTGATGTCTTGCTTTCTGACATTCCGCAAAGCCTTCAAGAAAAAGCTGCGCAGATTGTAGAGAAGGAAGAGCAAATCAAGGGATACCAGCGAGTTTTGGCAGACAAGCGCCAGCGCATCAGTGATGAAGCCGATCTGGTGAATGACGTTTATGAGTTGCTGAACCCTGGGTACACGCTGAACGAATCGTCACTGGTTTCAGTTCGCTTGTTCATTGAAAAGCTGGGTGTTGGCACGGTGATGGAAGCAATGCAAATCGCCATGACCGCCAACCATATCAAGACCACCAACCGGCAATTTAAGTATTTCTGCGGCATCTGCTGGAACCGCATTAGGGAGTCAGCATAGTGGCACGCTCACGCAATATCAAGCCTGGATTCTTCACCAATGAAGACCTTGTTGAACTCGACTTTGGCACACGACTTCTGTTTGCAGGCCTTTGGACTATTGCAGATCGAGAAGGGCGACTGGAAGACCGGCCAAAGAAAATCAAGATGAACATTTTCCCGGCTGACACCGTGGACGTTGATTCCATGCTCGATGAACTTTCCCGTTATGGGTTCGTTCAGCGCTACGAGGTTAACGGTGCGAAGTACCTCCAAATCACCAATTGGAGTAAGCATCAAAACCCTCACCACACTGAGAAAGCCTCTGAAATTCCGGGCAATAACGGTGAGATAACGGTTAATCAACCGTTACAACCCAAAGAGTCACAGGAGCAAGACGGTGGAAATCTTGCTGATTCACTGATTCCTGATTCACTGATTCCTGATTCACCTTCACTTCGTTCGGACTCGCGCACGGCGCCGGGGTCGGCTTGCATGGCAATGAGGAAAGCAGGGATGGCGGATGTGAACCCGGCACACCCAACGCTTCGGGCTTTGCTGGATGGTGGCATCACGATTGATGAACTGGTGTCGGCTGCCGCCGATGCGGTGGCAAAAAAAAAGCCGTTCGCTTATGCCTTGGCTATTGCCGAAGGGCGCCGCCGCGATGCAGCAGCCGTGGGTCAATTGCCTGCCGCAAAGGACGCTGCCAACGAGACCACGTACCAGCGAAGCATGCGCAAAAAGATGCAGGAATGGGCGCCTGGAATTGCAGTAAAAGCCCCGAATTTTTCAAAACCATTTGACGATCTGGAGACCATCAATGTCCCTTCCATTGAAAGCCGTTGACCGACTCTTTGATCGCTTGATTGCCACCTATGGACGAGACTTTTCGTCGAAGTGGGAAGGGTTGGATCAAGCTGCAATAAAGACCTCTTGGTCGCACGAACTTTATGGGTTTACGTCGAACTTGGGCTCACTGGCCTGGGCTCTTGAAAATCTTCCTGAACGCGCACCGAACGTTATCGAGTTCCGAAACTTGGCTCGCCGAGCCCCCGCAACGCCTGAAAAACAGTTACCCGCTCCAAAAGCCGACCCAGAGCGGGTTGCTGCCGAACTGGCCAAGCTGGCTCCAATTCGCCGGGAACGTAATTTTTCTGGCGATGACGGCAAGGACTGGGCTCGTCGCCTGGTAGCCCGTCACCAAGCGGGCGAGCGCCTGCGTCCCATCCAAATCCGCTTTGCGCATGAAGCGCTGAGGATCACACCATGAGCTACATCACTCAATCTTGTTCCGACCTTGTCGGGGCGCAGGACAAACTGCACCGGCTCAGCCTGTACAGCGCAGCTTTCCGCCGAGAGCCAACAAAATTTGGCCTCGGTGTGCACATGAGCCTGGAGTCTGCACAGCGTGCCCAGTCGAACGAGGTCAAGCGCATCAACGCCATCCTGTCTGGCCTGCCCGCGGCGAACGACATGGACATGCATGTGGGGGCAGCATGAGCGAACTGCTTGAAGCCCGCCGCCTGCTGAATCTGGTACGCGCTGGTGTGGATGTGCCTGATTCGGCCATCACTTGGGCGTTGATTGTTTGCGGGGATTTGTCCTGAATGACCAATTCCGAGAAAGTCCTAGCCCATTACGTAGGCCTGGCCAAAGAGCCGGGATGGAAGCAATACGTGTGGGGCCGCATCAACGACTTGGCCACAGAACACCCAGAAACCTACGGCGAGTTGCCAAAATTATTGACGGAGGCCATGCGTGAAGTTGACCCTGCCATTTCCGCCGAGCGTTAACACGTACTGGCGTCATCCCACTACCGGCAAGCTCGCCGGCCGCCACCTCATCAGCGATAAAGGCCGCAAGTACCGCGATGCCGTCACTGCATTGGCTGCAGAGGGCCGGTACAAGACCATGACCGGGCCGCTGGTGGTAGACCTTGAAGTGTTCATGCCAGACAAACGCCGCAGGGATTTGGACAATCTTACAAAAGCAATTTTTGATTCGCTGACCCATGCCGGGGTATGGGAAGACGATAGCCAGATCGTGGATTTTCGCGTGTGGAAAAACCCAGCAATTGGCGGCATGGTCAAGGTGACGATTGAGCCTTGGCACGAAAGCACCACTGTTCAGAGTCTGATTGCACGGCTGCGAACGTTGACAGACGACATGATCGATATTGGCGCATCCATGGACTACTTCGGCGGCTTAAACGCGGAAATCGTCCAGCACGGGCGCGAGCTAATCGGTGCGTCTGCGATGGTAGAGGCTTGGGCCGATGGCCTGGAGGATGACCATGCGTAAGCACACAAACCGCACCATGTGGGCCATTGTCCCAGGCCGGTCGCCTTTTGAAATCGCGCAGTACAACGCGGCCAAGCTCACGGCTGAGGAATGGAATGAGCAGATTGTCCCGTTGCAGGTGGCCATTGACAGCCTTTGCCGGGGTGACTGGAGCAATCAGCAATGGCAGATGCTTTTCGACGCCGTGAACCGGATTGAGAGCATGCTGAAGCTGGCCAAGCGGCCAGATCACGGCTTCCTGGATCAATGCAAGGCGGTGTTTGTAAGCGCCCTGGATCGCCGTAAATCCAAGACTGGCACGGCATTCAAAGCCGATGAAATGGCGATAATCAAGGATGTTGGCTTGGTGTACGGTGACCTGCTTAAAGAGGTCACGCACAAGCAGTTCCAGCAGGCTTGCGCACACACCAATGCGAATGTCACCCGGATCATCAAATCCCACAAGGGTGTCAAAGAGGTTTCTGGCTGCCTAATCGAACACTGAGGACGTGACATTGAAAACTGACATTGACCACAAGCTGGACTCATTGCTTGCAGACTGGCACAAGTACGCCATCAGATACCGGCTCAGCAGGGGCTATGCCGGGACGGATGCCACTTGCAAGGATTACCGGGCACCTGGGCACTATGACTGGCAGAACGGGGCCACAGAGGCCAAGAGCGAGCGCATAGACATGGAGACGATGGATGACGCGATGGGCAATGTGCCGAACCATCCGCACCGCTGGCGCACGTGCTTGGAGTTTCAGGCGCGGAACCTGGCCACGGGGTTTAGCGTGTGGAGTTCGCCAGTCCTCCCGAAGCGCCGAGATGAGCTGGAGGTCTTGCAGCTTGAGGCCAGAAACAGGCTTTTGCAGCAACTGCGCCGCCTGGGGGTGATGTGAAAGCCGATCATATCAAGCGCATGGAAGCCTACCGCGACAGCCTTAAAAAGCAGGGCCGGTTGCTGGAGGCTCGCGCGGTGGAGCGCTGCATTTT